TACACGTTGCCCTTGCAGTACATTGCGAAAACATGTTAGACATCAAAAAGACTAGCTCTGACGCCCGTATCTTGCATCTCATTTCCGAAGGATGGAAGCCTACTTTTGTCCCTTCTGCTATGTGGTCCAATCCTCGTTCGGTTTACCATTGTGATGGTACTGAATGGAGAGTTCCTTGTGTATCATCCATACAGAAGAGTTTATCATTGTATGCTTCTGATCAGGCTCAGGCCCACGGAATATTTTCCTCTAAAAATGGTGAGACTCAATCTATCGTCGGAACTTTGTTCTTCAAAGCAATGAGTTTGTGGTCTACCATGTCTTCAAAATTTACTGCCTTCTTTTCCAGTTGCCGACAATACATTGATGAAAGTATTTTACAGATTGGGAGGAATTCTATCGATGATTACATACTAAACCAGGCGAAATATCTGAAATATTTCTGTGGTTTGGTCATGCTCCTCTTTGGAATTGTTCTTATTTTCATTGATTGGAAGTTGTTTACTGCTTTTTTATCTATGGTAGTCGCCTATCTTGGTGTAACTAGTTCTTATTTTCAGCGCATTGTTTTGGCTTTAGCCAATTTCGCCTCTTGTCTTGCCCGCAAGGGTGTTACCTTAGTCAAAGATGGCAATATCGTCAATCTCGCTTTTCCGAGTTTCGTTGGGGCTGCGGTATATGTAGCTCTATCCGCCTCATTTGGTCTTTCAGTTGATCCTCTCGTAGCTCTTGCTCACGGTGAATATTCTATGCCTTCTTGGACTTCATTGCCTCAAGGATGGTCTGCAGTATTTTCCCTCATCGAAAAAATTTTTGTTTATGCTTCCAGCTGGTTCGAACGTATGTTCTATGGTTTCGATTCAGTTGGTTTTGATGTTGAGCAGAACAAGATTATGTCTGAAGGATACAAAATTCAAGAAGATATCGTTAAGGATATTGACTCATTTGCTCAAAACAGGAATAGCTGCGAGGCATTTCTGAGAGTTCGAGCTCAGTTGGTTGCGCTTGAATCTGGTTTACGTAACAATTCCAAACAGAGAAACATTGTTATGGGATTGCGCAGTCAACTTGACAAGCACGATTCAGCTTTGAGAGAACGTGGAGCTCTCGCTTTTCAACATGCCGACAAATCAACTCGCCCTGCTACTATCTTTATTGAAGGTCCCACTCGTATTGGTAAAAGTCGTTTAGTAAATCTGTTACACACTGACTTCTTCAACCGATACAATTCAGGATTTCAAAAGATCCAAGATGCAGTCTATCGCAGAACCACCTCGGAATTTTGGAGCGATTACAATTGTCAGTCTATCATCGATTTTGATGATTTTGGTTGTATGACTGATTCTGCTTCTAAACCGAATCCTAACTTTTGCGATTTCTTGAACCTGGTTTCTGACGAACCGGTTCCCTTAAACATGGCGTTCACTAAAGGAGGTGTGTTTAGTCGCGCGAAGCTTATTACAGCCAGCTTAAACAGAGAGCAGCGCGTTTCTTCCTTAGTCAATTCTGAGGCAATTCATTCTCGCAAGGATTTACATGTCCTAGTTTCTATCGATCATGCCAAAGCTCAAGAACATGGTTTGAAAGATTATGTTGTTGCAGTTGGAACCAACGCAAATCCTATTTATACTTTCGATGAGAGAACTGCCACGAGAGAGATTCGCTATTTTCTTACTCGTTTTCATGTTAAATATTGTTCCGATCGCTCTTATGTTGGTCGTGATTTGAACTTCCGTGAATTCATGGAACTTTACAGGAAAGTCACTGATGAACGCATGTGTCCTTCGGAGCATCGTATCAAGAGATTCAGTCCTGATGATGCCTTGGCCGCCTTCGACAACTTCGATCCTTCGAAATTCGGTGGGAAGAAAATTGCGAATAAACCAAAACCTCAAAAACTTGAGCGCGATGATGACTATGACACGGAACCAGAAACACGTTTCGATCTCTATGAGCAAAACGAAGAAGACGAAATCTCTCCTGGTCCAGAGGCAGATGCTCTTGGCGTCACGTCCTATATTCGAAGCATGTGGGAGACTCTTAGTTCTGTTGGATTGAGTGAACCCACAAAAATTTCCCATAATTCTGGTCTTCTCAGTGACGACGAGATCAGCTTCTTCGAAGATGAAAAAGACGGAGATCCTGATACTTATACTGAACAGCTTGAGAAGCGCAAAGAAATTTTGAACGATTTCTTCATGTATGCCACTACCGCCTCTGCTTTTGTTACTGTTATTGGTTTAGTGGTTGGTGCTAAAGAATTGTTCAACATTGCTCATGATTGGTATACTCAGCCTTCTCCCGGTCATGGAGGGATGTCCAATTCTAGTAGCGGACCTTCATCGAAACATAGATCTTTTCGTTCCCGTATGTTTTTGAACAACAACTTCGGAAGTGATCAAGCCGATGAACCTAGAGAAGGCCGCGCAGTTGTTGGCGCCTTTGCTCACAGTTTGAACCTTGAACCGAAGGATGAATATGCTGCTCAACTCCTGGCCGAAAGAGGAGATGAAATCGACATTTTGCACAAAAACGAGGACGTTTTGGACCTTTACGCACATCACGTTTTCGGAATTCTTTGTACTAGTTCTACTGGTACTGTTTTACCTGGTTCTTTGTTGTCCGTTACAGGCAACTTTGTCATTGTTAACAAGCACGTTATTGCTGAGGCTGCAAAAGCCACACGTGTTGAGTTAGTGAACTGGGGTTCAGGCGAACAATTTGAGATTAATCTCAAACAGTTTCCTTACGCTGCTAAGGTTGACCTGTTAGACGATAAGCGTCGAGGAGATCTTATTCTCATGTCAATACCAGAATTAGGAAGCAAAAAGAGTATTGTACAACACTTTATTCCTACTGCTCAAATTGAGACAACATTCTCAGCTCTTATTGCGGCGTTTCCACTCAGCTATTACAAGTCGATGGATACAGTCGATGTCAAACCTATTTATTGTTTTGGTGCTAAAGTTGCAGAGCGCCCTACCCGTGTTACTGCGGATGGAGAACACTTCTTTCTCAGTGGACACTTGACTTTCGCACGATTATCTGAACCAGGCAATTGTGGTACACCTATCGTAAGAGCTTCGCGCAATGGCGCTATTATGGGATTTGTTTCAGCCGGAAATGCTGAGGAATCATATGCACAAATAGTTCCCAGGGAACTTCTTGAAACTGCCATAATTACCTTGAGAGACAAGGATATTTCAAATATGTTGCCAGAATATCCAGGTGATTTTAAAATGTTGGAACAAAATCACGTTGTTGCGGACAAGGTCAATAGTGTTATGGAAAGCCTTGGAAACGTTGAAACAGGTCGCCCTGACGTCAAGACGAAGTTGCAGCGAACAAAGTACAGCAATCAATTGGCAGAGACCTTTCCACGTATCAAAGTTCCCGCGAAGATGGTTCCATACATCAAGAACGGTGAGAAACTTATCCCCAGACAAGCAGCTTTCGCTAAGTTGCTAAAACCACAGGTTTCCCTTGATCCTGTTGATATTGAAAAAGGGAAAATTATTATTGAGCACGTCATCAATTTGTGCCCTACTGAAGTTTCCAATCGCAAGAGAGTTTTGACTCCTCTCGAAGCCGTCAAACGAGACATCCTGCCGTGCATGAACAACATCGACTTTTCTTCTTCTCCCGGTTATCCTTGGTCTAAAAAGATAACTAGCAAGCGCGATCTCTTCATTTTTGACAAGACCACAGGAGAGGTCACAGGACTCACGCAAGATCTTCAAGAAGCGTTGAACCAATTCGTGCGAGATGTTGAGAAGCGTAAAGCTCCAGTCTTGGCTTTTATTGATACTTTGAAAGATGAACTTAGACCGGAAGCTAAGGCGGAAAGGCCAAGATTGTTCAGTGTTGGTTCTGTCGTGTTGTTAATTCTGACCCGCATGTATTTTGGCACTTATTTCTCAGCCTTGAGATCCAACAAGATTCGAAACGGAATCGCAATTGGAACCAACGTATACTCCAAAGATTGGCAAAAATTGATGAGCCACATCACTGATCATACTGAGTGTGAAAATCCGAATTTCATCTGTGCTGACGCTGCCGATTTTGATGCTAGTCTTCGAGCGTCTTTCACTAAGCACATATTTTCATCCATTATTAAATGGATTGGCGATGATAGCAAAATTAACAACGATGTTAGATGGGCCATTGCCAATAACATTTGTTACTCCGTTCATTTCAGTTTGACTGATGCATTTGCTTGGCGAGGAGGAAATCCTTCCGGATGTCCTGTTACTGCTGAGTTAAACTCTCTTTATTCTGTTTTTGCAATTCGTTTTGCCATGGAACACACTCTTGGTCGACCTTATACTTTTGACGAAGTACGGATGTGTACTTATGGAGATGATCAAATCATTGGTCTGCATCCGGAAGTTACAGCCAAATTTTCAACTGAGAAATTTGCAGAAGGTTTTTCACGTATCGGCATGACTGTTACTAATGCTGATAAAAGTGGACCTCCTTCTTTGATTAAATTTGATGACTGCGAATTTCTTAAGCGGAAGTTCGTGAACAGAGAAGGTACAATTGTAGCCCCTTTGGAACAATCTACCATTACTGATATGGTCCATTGGAACCGCACTCGATCTGATGCCGAGGTGTTTCAACGTGTTTAGATGTCACTTGTTGAAGCTTCTCTTCACGATGAACAATTCTTCAAGAAGTGGCAAAAGATACTGGTTCCTTTGGTGAAACGCCATTATCCTCTTATTCCCCAGGATGTGAAGGAGAATCTTCAATCGTCCTATTCCACATTTTTTTATCAAGCGCTTCAGCAGGGTGAACAACCTTTTGCTGATGTTCTTCGGCCCTATTGGGCTATCTAGACCATCATGTCTATAAACTGTGTTCCTGACGGCGGCGTCCATCAGCACG